CTTGATAGGTACTAGGCTAGGTGACACCAAAAATCTTATAAACCGCCTTTTTGCAGCTTTACAGATTTTTTGATAACTCTTTCTTTTGTTTTTAAATCTTCTGCGAAATCTGCGTTTTCATACTTGAGCCTGTTCTGCTCTATTACAGCTTTCTGCCTGTTTCTTTTGATTCTCCATAATCGTTCCGGGTTTTCCGCTTCCATCATTTTTTCATAATATCGCGGAATTTGTGCTCGTTTTCCGTTGGTACACTGGATATAGCCTTTTCTCCATATTTCTTCCTTGTGTTCTTGATAATAGGAATCTCCAAGGCCCGGTTTCAGGCTCATGCATGCAAATGGTTTCTGCTGGCCTATCTCGTAATACACGTTTGCTTTCTGGCCGTCAATTTCGTACATTTTTTTTGTGACATATCCTGCAACATATCTATAGGTTTCCGGTGTTGCTTGTGCTATCTGGATTTGACCCATGCCCCATAGATTGCACATCCATTTGCTCGTATAATATCCGTTGTGCCTTATTTTATAGATTTGCTCTAGGTCTGTTGGCTGCCAACCGTATAAAATCATGTGATAGTGCGGTCTTGCTGTTTGTTCTCCGTATTCTCCTGCACAGAAGTAGCGTAGTTGGCCCCTGTAAGCCTTTCTGAGACGTTTTAAGAACTTCTGCACATCCGGATATAGCAATGTCTGTACGCTTTCTGGTGCCTTTTCTCCTGGCTTCCAGATGTATTGAACTTTACGCATGATTTCACCGGTTTTAATTATCATTCCCGGTACATGGTCATCATCATAAGTTAGTGTGATGAACCATACTTCTTCTTTCGGCCATGCTCTGGCCTCTAGCTCTATGCGTGTTGTCCAGTCCTCTCTCTGCCGGATTCTGCATCCTATGCACTTTCCGCATGGTATCAACATTACTTTTGGGTCGTACATCAAATCTTCATACTTCATCTGTTTCCCGGCTAACTCAGAAAAGCGGGCAAGTGTTAACACCCGCCCGCTTATTTCTCTGTTTTCCGGGTTGTACAGCCTTATAAGTGGCTTGTAACAACTCATCTTAAATAATCACCTGGCTTTCTCTTTTCGCCATAATCTCCCGTTTTGTTTTGTGGCTTTGTGAATTCTTGCTTTCTGCCCTTTTTTGGTTCTGGTACGGTTTTTTCAACTTTCTCCATTGCGTTATACGTTTTCAGAAGGTCTTTTACTAGTGCTTCTGGATTGCTGTGGCTCATGCTCATTTGTGAACCAATTGCGTCTGCCAGCTGGTACCACTGCGAATGACTTTCCGACCGGTTGTAATAGCTCGTTGGCACGTTGCCGCTTAATGCTGATACCCCTAGTGCACTAGACGACGGCATGCCCATGCTTGCACCTGTGATGGTTGCTCCTGCTCCACCTGGTGTGCTCGCGCCTCCGTTTGCGTATGCTAAAATAGGGTTTAACCCTGCTTTTCGCATATCTTCTACGGCTCTTTGGTATGCCGTGCTGCTCATGCGTTCCTGGAAGTTGCGGTTCGCCAACGCTTCCGCGCTGTTGTAGCTCATGGCTGCGTTTTGCTCGATATGGTTATAAATTCCCTGCTGGATTGCTCCCAGTGTGTTATAACCCATCTGCATTAACATGTTTTGGCGGTTTGTTTTGCTTTGAAATTCGTTTTGTCCGGCCTGCCATTTGTAGAAGTCTCCAAGATATTTCATGATTTGTTCATCGTTGGTTCCTCCTTCGCTGTAGGAATCACTTTTTCCCCCACCTTCACTATGGCTCTGATTGCTTCCATAACTTTTGCCGTCTGAAATTTGCCCGTACAGGCTTGTTAATCCCTTTCCAAGCAGGCTTGCGCCTGCTGTGAGTACTTGCGGATTGCTTGCCAGCCAGCCGCCGATTTTTGCCGCGCCTGTTGCAAGTGCTGCTCCTAATCCTGGCATTTTAAAATAGCCCGGATTTCTCCGGGCTTCCTCCTTTCTTACAGTTTATACAGGCCCGGTACGCTGTACAAGGGCATCCGTCGCGTTGTTTTGTTCGCCACTCGCACGGCTCCGAAGAACTGCGGTTCGTCCTGCACGATGAGTGTTCTTGCGATTTCTGTTTTTCCTTCTGCCATCCATTCCTGGCTGAGCGTCGGCACAGTGTTGTAGTTGTCGGCATAGTGCCAGAAATCTAACGTTCCGGTTGCGTTGCTTCTCATAAGGCCGGATACCCGGTTCGGTTTCATGCGGTAGTCTGCCCATGCTTCCTGATAACCGAATGTTTCTTCGTCGGTCGCCTCACCGGTCAGCATGATTTCTTTCTTCTTTACTGGCTGTTCCCCCAGATTTGCGAACTGCGGCACATAGTAGTCGAGCCTGTCGCGTCGGCTCCAGAAGCGTTCAAGGCCCTGCTGATAGCTGCGATTGTGTCTCACACATGCAACACCAATGACAAAGCCGTGCTCTTCAAAGCTCTTGGTAAAGCTGCTTTCGTTGATAGGCGTTACAGATACTGCACCTGTTTCACCGATAGGCGTTTCGGTTTCCGCCTGCTGGCCGCTCGTCTGGATAATCTGGTTAACGTTGACCATGTATCGCCCGCCACCCAGATATTCCGGAACTTGTACGGTTTTGTCACTGATAGTCACATCCCATAACGCGCGTACCTGTTCGCGGTACCGGCTGCCGCCTCTGGCTAATGCCTCATAGTACTGCTGCACTGTAATGGCTTCCCGAAGGTCGTTAATAGTTGCCGCCGTTACGCTTGCAAGGTCTGCTCCCATCCAATATGGTTTCACAGTTGGTGAACCGCTGTTTGCCACGTCTGCTTCAAAGCTCGTTCCCGATTTTCCCCATCCGCCTGCATAGGTTAACGGTTGTAAATCTGCGTCTGCTGTGTGCCAACGTAAGCTTTTCTGTCCGGTCAGTTCTATTTTTTTGCTTAGATCTTCATTTTCGTATGCTTCAATTTTTGCATTGCCCTGCATCGGAAGCGTAATTTCCGGTCCACGCTGCGGATAAGGTAGACAGCTGGTGAAATAATCATGGTATTTGTTTACCGGCAGCAGATTCCCGCCTAACACTGCGTTTTGCAGGTCTTTTTCCAGCGTTTCCGTTTTTTCTGCTTCAAATTTATATGTCACGTCTGCATCGTCGTTTTTCAGAACTGCTGCGTTGTCCACGTTTTCGTCCCTAAAAAATTCGTTCCAGATTTTGACATATGCCCTGATTGGCAATGCATTGATGCTGAACGGTTTTTTAATCTTCGTAGGTACTCCCATATAGTCCAGAATACTTTTTTCGTCCGGTGCAGGGTTTTCGTTCGTTCCGTTAATTTTGATTTGCGGAACTGCGTATTCCTTGGTAGGCATCCATGGTGTTTCCTCTACTTCGCCCATAAAGTGTTTGAAGTTGTCCCACAAGATTCTATTCGGTGCATAGAAGTAGTACAGGTCAATGTATGCGTTATCCATTACCGGATATTTTGGTGTTGTCATGCGGATGATCGCCGTCGTGTCTACTTGAAACGTGTCTCCCGGTAGTACTTCATCTACGAAGAATGGAATCAGTTTACCGGAATCAAATGTGGTCAGGACAGTTTGGTCACGGTTGAATCGCGTTCGGCTTGCGTGCATTTCCGGAATTTGAAGGAAGTGCCTTTCGTTATTTCTGTTCATTTGCTTCCTCTTTCTGCACCTTTTCCGGTGCGTTTTCCTGTGCGTTTTCCTGTGCTTTCTTCAGTTCTTCCAGCTTCATAGCGTTCACTTGTGCCGTTGCCATCATCTGGTGGTACTCGTGAATATTCTGCGGCCATCCGGTGACGTCCGTGATAGGTGTTTCTTCTTTGGACAACGCTCCCTGTGACAGACTTGCCATAAAGGCCGGGTCAAAGCTCGCTTTTCTGACAATGTTCTTTATGTCACATTCGTCTGCATAGCTTTCAATTTCGGCCTGCACGTCGATGCTTTCGGTTTCCTGCAAGTATTCCTTGCCGTCCTTGTCCTTTGCCCAGACGTACTGTTTTCGTTCGTTTTTTCCCGGTTCTGAAAAGAGGGGCTTCCGCCCCTCCTCATATCTCTTATTCATTTGCTTTTCCTTCCCATACTTTATCGTTCATGTTCTGGAACTCGCCGGTTTCATCTTCAAACATTGCCAGTTTATAACCCACATAATCGGCCGGGGACTGTCCGATGAATGTTTTTTCGTCTTTTGCCATTACGTTGCACATGCGCGCAAACGTGTCGTTGTTTTTGCTTTCGCCTACCCATGCGTAGCACTTTGCTACTTTATCGTAGATACCATAGTAACCGTGAATCATTGTTTTCTCCTTTCTTTTACAGCCGGATGCCTCCGCGCATGGGCTTCTGACTTAGGTTAATACTCTTGGTTTTTCGCGCGGTTACGTTGAACATGTGTTTGTCCTTTCGCATATTCATCTTCTTACGATGTGCCATTGTAAAATCCTCTTTTGATAAGTTCAAGTTCGATTACGTTTACAAAGCTCTTTAAGTGCCAGATTTCGTCCAGCATCTTCTTTGCGGTTTCTATGTCCGCTATCTTGCGCAAGAGCTTGTATTGCGCGTCTATCTCTTTGTATTTCTTTTCGAGAATGTTTCTTAGTTCATCTTCGGTCTGGTCCCTGACGTTCCAACTTTTGTGTAAGGCCATGTCTGTTACTCCTTTTCGTTTGCAGCGTCCTTCAACGCGTGGTAGATCTCGTCAAGCTTCTCAAGAATGTCCATCATGAGCTTAACGGCTTGCTTGACGTCCTTAATGCTGATA